ATGAATATATCCTGGGACCAGATAGACCAAATGACAGGTAAGGATTCAGTTATCATAGACATGATTAAAAACATGAAAGAATTAATCAAAGGACCTATGGAATCAGAGTATCTAGGATTGATTAAAACTAATATTGAAAATTGAAAATTTTAATTGGTTGTGAGTATTCAGGTAAAGTTAGACAAGCATTTAGGAATAAAGGACACGACGCTTGGAGTTGTGATATTATTCCAAGTGATGATAATTCACCTTATCATATTCAAGATGATATAATGAATCATTTAGATGATGGGTGGGATATGATGATATGTTTCCCACCATGTACTCATCTTTGTGTTAGTGGTGCAAGATGGTTTAAAGATAAAATCATAGAACAGAAGGAAGCATTAAATTTTGTAAAAACTCTTTTAGATTCAGATATACCAAAAATTGTATTAGAAAATCCAGTTGGTATAATTTCAACAAGAATAAGAAAACCTGAACAAATAATTCAACCTTATGAATTTGGTCATACTGAAACAAAAAGAACTTGTTTATGGTTAAAAGGATTGAAAAAATTAACTCCAACTGATAATGTTTATGATAAGATGATGGAGTTACCCAAAAAAATAAGGAATAGAATACACTATATGCCTAAATCAAAAACTAGGGGAAAAGATAGAAGTGAAACATTCATAGGTATTGCCAATGCAATGGCAGACCAATGGGGTTAATCTTCATTGGCACCACAACAAGGACAAGTGAATCTACCAACTTGCATTTCAATAAGTGGTTCTTTGCAATTTATACACTTTTCCTTATCATGTATTGTGAATATTTGTGACATTACTCACTTTATTTATAAGCTGTTATGGTATTTAACATTTACTAGATAACTTTATTACTTCCTGTTTTTGTTATTTGTTGTGTCAGACGTTGATTTTCTATTAACACAATGGAGAACAACATTAATGGAATTTAAAAATGATTATGACAAGTGGGAAAAATATACGCTTGGTGATTATGTTGCAAAATGTGGTGAGATAATTAGGAATCAAATTGAGAATAATATGCTTGATATGAAAGTGTCAGGAATTAGTTCTTATCTATATTCACAACTAGATAAAGAAGGAATAGTAATTAGTGCTAGAACTATACAAAGAAATCTTCCAGACATTTACAAACAGAACTACTTAAAAAGCGACACCCTGTCGCAATTAGAAGAAGATGATTGGCAACCTATTGAGACTAATGACCCATCTTTAACCATAGAAAAGAATCAATTTAATGATATTAAAATTAATGGTGTAGAACAAAAAGCCAAAGAAGTAAAGAAGAAACAGGAGACTCAGGCAGAGGAATCATTCAGACTAGAGCCAAAGGACACCAGGCAATTCACATATTTAACAGCCATGAGTAAATTGGCAAACAAATTTCACCTAACACTAGAGACACTCAAGAATAGATACAATGAATCAGATGAAATTCAAGGTATAATAGATAAAGAGTTAGGAGATGTTGAAGGTAAGCTGGAACAATACGCTAAGGACTGGGCTAGTATAGAGAACAGTAAAGGTATGATAGATTTAAGGAGAGATTTTGGTGAATATGAAAAAGTTGTAGCCTGTTTCAATATTGAAGTAGGTGAAACTATTGCCAGAGTGGCACAACTCATGGACTATTCAGAGAAATATGGCAGCATAGGCATATTAAGAGAGCCAAAAGTAAGAGAATTCTTTGAAAAAGAGAGTACATATCCACTATATCTAAGAAGCTGTCCAAAATGTCTTACAGATATAGCCCAAATCATGAACCATAATATCAATTTATACAGGGAATGTAAGGACCTATCAATAAACATACCAAGAATCAAGTACAATCAATAGTTTTATAGTGGTATTTTCACAAATGAATTATGTCTGACGGAAATCTTAGATACTATGGTCTTGGACTCTATGCAGGTCTTGTAGCATTATGGACAGGTTTAGATAAAGTAGCCCTAGATGACAGTATTGCTATTGCCCTTTTGGCACCTATAGCCGCTGTTATTGGTGCTGATTATTTCAAGCACAAAAACGATAATAAAGCCTAATCAATCTTTTTAGGTTCACTTTTTTATTTTTTATTGATGAAACCCATCTGTATTGCATACTCTAGCATATTGAAACAGGTGGAATTTCTTGAGCAAGAAGAATGGCAACACAAATGGACCAAAGACACACTATGGTATGACGTGGTATGGCATGATTCATTAAAATTAATTACAAAGAAGGAGTTAAGACGAGCAGTAAATTTATCCATGACAACTTGGGATTTAGAAGTGCCAGTGAAATATAGACCTGTATGGATGAGTAAGGAATATCATGAACCAGACATAGTGATACAATTCAAACGTAGAGAGAATGATGAGTATCTAAAGGAGAGACCAAGTGTACTAGCATACGCATATCTACCTGGACAAGGAAGTTATTCAGGCAAGGTAGTATTCTGTGCAGATTACATCTGGGACCTAAAAGGTAAGGGTATAAGAGGAGATAAAGCAATAGAAAAAGGTCTAGTTGAGAACGCCAGTCCAGACAACATATTGAAAACTTACAACATTCACCATGTACTTATCCATGAGTTAGGTCATACGTTAGGACTCAGACATGACACAGATGGAAATAGTGTTGATGTGATGGACCCATATTACAAGGGAACAACCTTAGACCTATCAGAGAGGGACATATACAGAATCAGATTGAAATATGGAGTAAGAGTATTCAAACATTGGAATCATTATAGTATACTAAAGAGGTGGCTAAAACGCAGGATAAGACGTTAAGAACATTCACAGAAGATGAGGTATGGAAGTTAGTAACTAAAGCTATCACTAGAACACTATATGACGCTATAGCAAGTCATGAGGCACATGGTGAGCAGGTAATAGAGGTGGGTTGGTTGAGAGATTATGCTGACATGATAGCAGTATCATTCCCACGAATACAAGATTAATTTATATTGTAGTGAGAAATTCTCTCATTCAATGACAAAAACAATCATAGCAGTTTTAGCTGCCTTATTTATAACAGGTGCTGGAATTGCATACGCAGAAGAATCGACAATACAGGTTCCATTTGATTATCATGGACTTTCATGTTGGTTAGAATCTGAAACCACCTATCAATGCACATGGCAAGGAGAAATCGAGCCAATGACCATTGAAGAATTGGAATCATTCAAAGATTCTATCAGTACAGAAGTCTATGAGGAAGAATTAGCCAGGCTAACTGCTCCAATAGTAGTGGAAGTTACTCCAGAACTAACTAAAGATGAAAAGACAATACTAAAACTTGAATCAAAGTTAGTAAAGGGAACAATGATAACACAAGACGCAGTATTATTACAGATGTTAAGAACTCTTGACGAGTGCCAACAAGGATTAGGTAATTCCTCAGCAATACAAGAGGAGAGAACCTTTGTAATATCTGAATGGAATCATTGGGAAGTCACAAATGTTCAGGTAGTAGGACAGTTAGGTGAACTTGTAATGGCAATAGAGGAGTGTAAAGCACAGCATACACTTGAAAACCAAACCTTAACTGTTATGTACAAACACTTTGAAGATGCAAACAGAGCAGGTAATTTTAACCACTTGGAAGCATTGGAAGGTGTAAGTGCCATACCATACTCACAGTACACAAAGTCTGACAGAACAGTAGACATTGGTGTAATATGTAATAGTCACGCATACCCACAACAATACAAAACACTCATGGGTTGTGAACCAATAAAGTATGATGGATTTACATATCCAGAGGGTAACGGTTTAATCAGTTACTACTCACCAATAATAGAGGAGTATACATTCTTCATGCAAGACTATGGCAACAAAATAGCTACACCACATGACAAACAAGTACAGGCTAATATTGCAGAACCGATAGCAAGAGAATTGATAGAGAGCAACCTATTCTATCAAAACAAAATCAACAGGGAATAATCCCTTTTTTTCTTTTTTCTAGTAACACTTATCAATATTATTATAATAAAAGAGTCATGATAGAGTGCAGTTTATGTGGTATGCAGTTCAATGATAGAACAATAGGATTACTAGATATAGTAAAACAGGTACACGAAAGATGGCATAAAGGATGTAAGGTAGAGGGAAGAAATACAACAGAAGGTATAGTAGAATGGAAAAAAACATAAATAGTCAGAATTAGAAACAATTACATGGTTACAACAGATAAAGCATATTTTGAATTATGTGATAACGCATATGAGACATGGAAATCATACACTATGGCATACATTCAAACAGTAAAACCCTTTTGGGAATCCCTACACAAGTAGGATTTTTTTCTTTATTACTTCTTTATGATACTAAAAGTATCAATTCATTAATGTTAAACGATACTGAAATATTAGTTCTGCAAACTATTAGAATGAGATTCAAAGGTAGTGAGGCTTTGGCATATATGAAGGCTAACGGTAAGGAGATATCATTACAACATTATTATAAAGTTAAAGGACATCTAGATGCAACTAAACTTAAACGACTCCATGAGGTAGGACAGTATGGATTTGAGGACCAACATTTAGAAAGAATTGGCACACTAGAACAATGCCAAGAATTACTATGGAAGAATTACTGGAAGGTTCACCTAAACAAACCTGATACTGCTTTAAGAATACTACGAGAAATTAGAGAGATACAACCATACCTATCGGCTTATTACGAAGCAACTAAACATGTAATACAGAAGGAATATGACGAAGGACATATCAATTTATCCAGCTTGGGAACAGAAGCAAAAGGACCTTAAAGAGGAGTCCATTGATTTCCCTGAGTACAGAGGGTTATCATTTGAACAATTCTGGAAGGCACTACCTAACAAGCTAGAATACTTTGACTATGAAGAAGATATAATTAAAACATTAGAAAATAATAAGAAAATCTGGATTAAGAAGGCTACTGGACTTGGAATCACCGAGGTATTCTGCCGATTTATTGCCTGGAATTGTCTCAAAGATGATAAGTGGAGAGACACCCAAGTAGACGTATCAGCAGTAATAATCACAGGTGCCAACCAGGACCTAACGAATAAGGTGGTGGGTAGAATTAAATCATTATTCAATGCTGAGTTTAAGACCAAAGAGTCAGTATGTATCTTAAACGGTTGCAGAGTAGAGGCATTCCCGACCAACCACTTGAGTCCTGCAAGAGGGTTGAATCCAAAGGTAGTCATGTTAGATGAAGCCGATTTCTTCCCAAACAGGTATCAAGATGAAGCTAGGACCGTAGCAGAGAGATACATTCCAAAGACTAATCCATTTATTGTTATGATTTCAACTCCCAATTTACCAGGAGGACTATTTGAGAGAATGGAAGATGAGACAGATAATGGCTATGTAATGAAGCAGATGGATTATACCATAGGAGTAAACAAAGTATTCAGACCAGAGGATATAGAGACAGCAAAGAAATCACCATCATTTGAAAGAGAATACAACTTAAAGTATGGTTTTGGCACAGGAGATGTGTTTGAGAACCTTGAAAATATCATCACAGAATATGACCTACAAGTTATCGGTGGCAGAGGTGGCTGTTATGGAGACCCAGCATTTGGCTCATCAAACTTTGGTGTACTAGGTGGAGAGATAAGAGATGGACTCCTCTACATCACCGAAGCCAATGAATACCCAAGACCAAGTCCATCTGCTATGCTTGATGTTATGGAGGATATGGCACACAGATACAACGATAACTGCAAAATCGACTCGGCTCACCCAGGATTTATTAGAGACCTTGAAACGAGAGGAATACCAGCTCTACCGATTAACTTTGGACTACAAATCAGGGACCACGAGTCTGCGAACATTCAAAGCCTAAGAAGCAAGATGGCTATCAATGCCGCCCAGATGGTAAAGAATGGTAAGGTAAGAATTCACCCTAGTCATACAAAACTAATCTCACAGTTAAGAGCCGCACAATTTGACATCAAAGGTGGCATAGATAAATCAGAACTCAACTTTGATATTGGAGACTGCTTCATCATGTGTTGCTGGGACCTAAAGGAGTTTGACTATGGACACTATGATGTAATGAATAACAAGCTGGTATATGGAGACGATACAGAAAAACATAAATCAAAGAGTGTAGTTATGAATACTGAATCCTATGAATGATGAAGATAGAGTGCAACAGTTTATCATTAAAGCTACTGGCAAGACTATTGGAAGGAATAGTAAGATATCACTATCCATATTATTTGCCAATACTTACTCTGAATATGTTAAGGCTATCAATGATATTAACAATGGTTACACATTATACAAGGAATTAGAGGACAAGATAGATAAGATTAAGATAGTCATTAAGGACCTAGAGGATGTACCAACTTCTGTAATCAACGAGATATTAAATGATAATACAGAATGATAAGATATTACACTTTATAGCAGGATTCTCACTATCAATGTTAGGTGTACTATTTCTACCACTTGTATTATTGGGATTTATCTTTGGATTTGCAAAGGAGTTTTATGATTTATCAGGCAGAGGAAAAGCAGAGGTTAATGATGTAATAGCAACTCTAATCGGTGCTGTAATAGCTATGGGTATTGTGGTGTTGGTATGAAGGATAGAGGACCATTAATATTTTGTAAGATATGCGAGAAAGAATATGTCTACTGTTGTTTTATGCACTATTACATCATTAATTCCTGGAAGCTGTTAGAAAGATAATGACCAGAACCATACGAAGAAGGCACTCGAAACACCCAACAAGAGATGGCAAACATAACCCTGTATGTATAGATGAAAAGTGTGAGGACTGTGTTTAAACATCTAAAGTATAACTGCATGGGATATAAGACTCATTGGTGGAGAGCCATGAGTATGAGTGTGGCACTATTCATTCATGCCTGGTTCCCTGATGTACTTACTACTTATGCAAGTAAGAAAATGAATGATGTTACATGACCAAATCATTTCACATCTGTTCACAATGCTTTGAGTTTAGAGGTAAGATTTTTAAAAGAGAAGGTTGGATAGTAACACATGAATAAGAGACCACAAACCCATGAGGAGTTAATGGGATTATTTGTAGAGTCAATAGAGGGAATACTCAAGGATATCAAGACCAAGCAAAAGGAACTAAAAAAGGCTAAAGATTTCTCAGATGTAACCAAACTACACTACACCACACGCCAGATTCAATCGTGGTTTAGGAGAGTTGGTGGCTTACCTATACCTGAATAGAACCAGCTGACAAGCTTATAAGCTTACAGCTTTACTTTACTATTTAGTCTATTATTGTTAACATTATTGATTTATATTATCATTTATTATTATATTATTTATGACTCCTAAGATATTACCTTGTTATAGATACAAAGCTAGAGTATTAGCCAGACGATTAAGCAAGGCTAACTACTCACCAATCTAGTCTATTATTTCTCTTTATATATTACATAGTAAAAAATGTAAATTGGCTTATGGATTGTACTTAGTTATGGACCAACCCAAATGGTACCGTGACGATTTTAGTTCTGAAAACAAACTAACAGGCACAATATACACTAACCAACAATACACTAAAAAGAAAAACCTAACAGGATATACACTCAAAATAAGATTATACAAAAATTATAGATGGGGTGATTATTTCGGAAAGACAGCAACAATTAGTTCTGCTACAGGTGGAACATTCGAGTATGCAGTTAATGAGAATGAAATGCCACCACCAAATATCTACAATATTAAACTAGAATTGTCAAAGACAGGTGTCCAGGAATCGACACTTAACAGACAAGAGTTACTTATCCTTGAAGGACCATCATCTTGATAATACCTAAAACTAATGCAATAGGTGGTCCAGTTCATGAGGCTATCCCAATACTGTCAGAAGCTAATAAGGTGCCACTAGCCAAGATTGTAAGAAGTGATTTCTCAAGAGAACAGCCAGTACAGGTAACATTTGAGAGGTTACTAAAATATCACGACAGAACACCACAGATTCAGATAGCAGTATCATCTTATTCAGAATTAATTACTGGCACAGAAATGACAGTAAATTCAGAGAATGAAGAAGCCAAGACATTAATTGAAGAATGGATTAGAAGCACAAACTTTTATGATAAATTTGAATCACTCGTTACAACCGTACTAATCACAGGTAATGGTATATTGGAAAAGTTAGATGAGAATGATACTCAAGATGTGTTAGAGGTAGACATGGCAACCATCATAGCCAAGAAAAGAGATATAGCAGGAGCATTAGAATATTATGAACATAGGACCCAGAACGGTCAGACAGATAAACTAGGTGAAGGTAAACTAGGTAAATTTATTGAATTCAACTTAACCAATTATTCCAGGCAACCCTGGGGTAAGTCATTATTCTATAGTCTGGCAATTCCAAGAACAGTAGGGAATCGTACAACTGCACCACTAATAGAAATCATGTGGGGTATAGAGGACGCTATGGGAGCAATCATTCTGAATAATGCCTATCCAATTACAACCATCACATACCCTGGTGCAAGTGATACATATCTAGAGAAGGAAGCAACAAGATGGCAGAGATACAAGCCAGGTGACAAGCGAGTACAGAAGATAAAGCCAGAGATTGAATTCTTTGAGACATCAGGGAATAGCAAGTACACAGATTACATCACCCACATAGAGAACACATTCGAGTTGGGTACACAATTCCCACACGATATAATGACAGGTGACTTTACATCTAGAGCTAGTTCAGAGACAACAGATAATATTGTAATGAAAAGAGTCAGAGGTTATCAGAGATATTTAGCTAACAAATTAAAGAACGAACTATTTGATACCATACTAATCCAGAACGGATTTGACCCAGATGAAGTAGACCTATTCATTGGATTCACTACACAAAATGTTGTAGAGTTAGAAGTTAATCAGATTAAGGATTTGGTAGATTCAGGACTCATGACAAAGAGTGAAGGCAGGGAATGGTTCAGAACCAACACAGGTATGGAACTACCAGATGATGATGAGATACAGGCTAACCAGGATTTACAATCAACTGTAGCTAAAAACGCAAAAGACATCAAAACAGAACACATCAACACCATGAACGAAATTGCCAACGTTAAAGCCAAGACAGTAAGGAAATGCAAGATGTGTAAGGAATCACAACACTCACTATGTACGAAGCGTGGCTGTCAATGCCAGTAGACTTTGACGATTTGACCAAACGAATCCTAGACAACTTGGACAACATCAATGACAAAGTTACGGACCTATGTGACAGAATGACAAAGGTAGAGGTCAATCTTGATAATCATTTTAATGAGATAGAGAGTAAACAAAATGCAAAGGATAAGAAATTCTACTATGTAATTGCCATGATGGGAATAGGATTCACTTTATTTGAAATCATTAAGGAGTTATTATGACCCATTATGAATTAGTTGGAGAAACAACTGGAGTAAAGACACAAAATGAAGAATGGTTCACAACTGACCTTCAAGTGTATCTAAAGCCTAAACATTGTCATTTTAATATTTCAATCAATAATAATTCATCAATAGAAATGACCTTTGATGGTGGCAGTAATTGGGTAGATTTTACAAAAAGTAATCAGTTAGATTTAGCTGATGAAATTCATATTATGTTAAAACCAGGAGATTTAATCAACATGAGAGCCACAGGTGGTTCTGGGACTACTGTTAATCATTGTGAAATATATGCCGAAGTATAGAGTAAGTAAGGTATTTTGTAGTAATTGTGAATCAGCCCAGATGAAGATGATAGGGAATAACATAGCAGAATGTCAGGTGTGCAAGGCAGTTAAAAGCATTTAAATTGATGTTAATTATAATGATACTATCGGGTGAACCAGCCTCACCCAAGTAGTTTGACCAAGACGCATACCGTGAGGGTGCCAGGAGTTGAAAATCTCCTCATTGAGGTCAGCTATTTCTTTTAACTCATAACATTATAGTATAATCACGTTCTAGGTCGTTAGGTACAAAGAATGTCGATACATCATGTGCCTATTATTTCTTTTTATCATTTTAAATAGAAAAATATCATTGAAACTAGAAGCTTATACTAAAGTGAATGAAACAGCCAAAATATCTGGTGTGGCATTAATTCCAAGAATATCAAGAAATAACAATCTATACACTAAAGCCGAACTGGAGAGATTTGACGGTGTAGAGGTTCCATTGAACTGGGAGCATAATCCAGGACAGGTAATTGGTACAGCAACATTTCACTATAACTCAAGCTTAGAGACAGTATATTATGAAGGCGAGA